CCAAAAACAACTGGCGCACCAGCGTCCCTAAAAACTTGTAGACTAAGACCGTTTTTATAAGTCATTCCTTCGACTGAATTGTCGGCTGGAAGTTCATTTGTAGACCCCACCAGCAAGTTGCCATCATCAGTAATAGTCATAGCGGTAGAGTGAGCGTTGACTGAGCTACCAGTTGACCCAGCGCCATCAGCCACCTGAAAAACGATTGAACCGCCTGCACCTGTGCCAGTCCCAGCGCCGCCCTTAATCGTTGTAGCTGTGCCAGCCGTGTCAGTGCCACTAGCGTCTGTGGCTTTTATATTTCCATCTAAAATGCTGTCAAACTTGGGGCTTTCTAATGCGACTGTGCCAACCGATACGTCTTTGAGGTCAGCCATAACTTCGCGGATCGCATTGTTAATCCCACTGGCGGCACAATTCTCATCAATATTTACAGACTGGATGTCCGTATTTGAAGCTGCGGTTGAACTAAAATCCCGCACAGAGTTCTTCGCCATGTTATTCTCCTGTTAAGAGGCCGCTAAAGGTTCCAGCCCCACCACCATACAAACCTGATGCACGCCCCGCTCTCGCCATGCGTGCCTGCTCTGCTGACCTGCGAGCAATTAGACGATCTAAAAACGCTCTCTGCTGTTGCGGATCAACGCTAAACAAATCACGAGATAGTGCGTTGCCAACCTTGCCGGATGTGGTCGCCCTGTCGGTGACACGGCCTGCCAAGCTGCGTGCGGCTGGGAGTGGGTTGCCCATCAGCATCGATGACAAGGCATCTGCACTCTCCGTCAGGTTCGCCGCATCCTGTTGCCGCAAAGCTGTCTGGCTTCCTGCACTTGGTGATGTTCTTGCGCGGGTCTTGACCTGCTCTGTGCGTGCCTTCATCCGCTTCTCAAACTGGTTGAATGATGCCTCATCTGGAAACGCAGACTTGAGCAATTTGCGCTGTTTTTTGTTGCCGAATATTTTGCGGCCTGCGTCAGCCATGTCTGCGGTGCTGTCAACGCTGTTGCGAACCGCTTGGGCAACGCCGATGCGAAATGCCTCTTTTTCAGAGTCGGACATCCCGCGCACTTTGCCTTCAAGATCGTCTGGCTTCATTTTGAAGAAGCCTTCGCCATCCTCAATCGCCTCGCGCAACCTGGCATCGCCTGCAAACTTGTTGCGTGCCGTCTGATATGTGCTGACACCATCGACCTTTGGAGAAGCCTCGTCTAATATCTTGATAAAGTCTGCGCGAGATTTTTTTAAACCACGCTCAACGCCCCTGCCGATTGATGTCTTGGACTGACCACGCTTGCCCAGCCCCATAACCTCATCAAGCCCCATTTTGATATAGTGCATCTCTTTCAGCGACAGATTGTCTAGCTTTTCGCCTTTGATCAGTTGTGTCGCAGATGGCATATCAACGCCGTCAAACTTGGCAAGGTTGCGCGCTTGCTCAACCGCCTCGTCAAATGCAGGCAGGCTAAACAACCGCTTTAGATCGTCTGTGACTTCAACCGTTACTGGTGCGCCGTCAACATTGAACGCCGCATCATAGTCGCTCCCAGCATTGGCTGACTGGCGAGTTGCAATCTCATCAAGCGCTTCAGCCGCGCTTTTGTTGCCACCCAAGATGCTACCGACATCATCTGCAATCTCATCGCCAAGATTTGCCGCACGCTCATCTAGCGCCTTTGTCGCAATGTCGCCGCCTTCGCCGGAAACTGTGGTTGCACCCCGCGCCAATCTGCGGGTCGCTTCGCCTGCAACGTCTGGGATCATTGCGTCCGCAACACCCATCGATGCTTGCTCATTCAAAGCAGTCTGAACCGCCTCTGGTGTGGTGTTTGCTTCTTCTAATGCTTGGAGTGCCTTGAGGTCGGCTGTGTTCTGCGCCGCCTTTTCACTCACGCCGGAGCGCAGCCGATTAACACCTGATTTTACCGCACCAATAGCCGCTGGTGCAGCCGCACCCAGAGTGCCGCCAAGACCTAAACCAACTAAGCCACCAGCCGCCCTGCTTGCGGCATCTTCACCTGATCCGATGCCTGCGATAGCGCCCTCTGTAGCGCCGATGCCAGCCGCCAAACCTGTTGTGCCTGCCTTTTCTAGCACCTTGCGTCCAGCCGCCGTCCCTGCGGCTCTAGCACCGCCTAAACCGCCTGTTACCAGCCCACCGCCGATCTCTGCCGCCAATGCGGTCATTGGGTTTTCATCTCTGAAGCCTTTTAGTTGACCACGCACATCTGCGACTGTCTTGTCATAGTCTCCAAGCAATCCGAAACCTGTCCGCAAACCCGCTTCAACTTCATCGCCAAACCCAAGCAGTGCGCCTTGACCAAGAGCGGTTCTCGCCAGGTTGGCTGCATAACCGTCATCATCTTCTTTGCGCGTTTTTTTTGCATCAACGCTTTTGCGCTCTGCCGCAATCTTATTGACAAAATCTTGCTTCTGCCGATTGGTCATTTTGTTGAAATCGTCACCGACCTCAACAACACCAACGCCGTCAATTTCAATCTTCGCCATCAGTTAATCACCTTGAAGCCAACATCGGATGATGTGGTTGGGGTTGTGTAATCATCAAAGCTAAACGCTTCAGCGCCTTGCGCTTTGCGGCGGCGGTTGATGTTGCGCTTTCTTTCCTCGACAGCACGCTCATTTGCGCGTTGCAGATCTTGCAGAGCTTTGCGGACTGCTTTTGTGTTATTGCGATTGTTGACAATTTCTTGCAAGGCTCTCTCAGCGTCACCTTCTGTCTGTGTGCCTTTGTTGAGCCGCAGGCTTGCGTTCCGCAATCTTTGCAGAAACAAATCGAAACTCTGCCTGTTCAAGGTGTCCTCATCACCGCCGCCAAACATCAACGACAAATCGTCAGTGACACCCGCGAGTGGTGAGAAGCTGAGTTTGTCGTCATCAATTAACTGCATAAAATCTTGCGTTTCACTGAGTATATTGCTTGCTGTATCGATCGCGCCAAAGTCCTCGTCCTCTGCTTTTTGGACACCTGTTGGGAGAGGCTTTGTGGATTTTGCTTTTTGTTCTGCTGCCACGATCTCGTCAAATACATCGCTCCGCTTGACTTTGATGTTTCCATCACGGTCTTTGGTGTAGGTGTATTTGCCGCCGCCTAACAGGCCTGATTGCACTTTTTCAGGTTGCTCATAAACGACCTTTGGATTTGCGGGATCTGACATATCAAGCAAAGAACCGCCGACAACCTGTGTGTTTGCTCTTTGCAATCTGTCAAGGCGTTGCTGCGCTTTGTTTCCAGCATCCATGCCCATCATTAGACTTTTGCCCAAGCTGCCGCCTAAAGATGTCGGAACCCCGACTGAGGGTGCACCACCTGCAAGCAGGCCAGCCGCTATAGCCATATTTCGCTGTGCTGCTGGGTCGTTAAAGTCACCGCCAAGCAACCCGCCCATTGTGTTACCACCACCAAAGCTCATTTTTTACCCCTTACATAAGTCCTAGTAAGCCGCCACCAACAGCGCCGAGCATAGGATTAAAGCCTGCCGATGCGCCAAGTTGAGCGCCACCTAATGCGCCGCCCAAAGCAGACGATGCTTGATTACGGAACACTGGCTGGACAGTGTTTTGACCGACTGTGCCACCGCCAACGAGAGCCATATAATCGCGCAGCTTCTGCTGGTTGATGTTTTGCTTAAATTGAAAGCGATTGATATTGTCTTGAAGGTCAGCTTGCGCCTGACCCTCACGAGCTTCGCCAACGCCCATGAGTTGAGCCAAATCAAGGTTTTGCACGTTAGGCGCTTGAGTTATTGCGGCCTGCTGCGCTTGCAATGCGGCTGGTGCCAACGCTGTTGCCAATGCTTGCTGATTTGCGCCAGAGCCATATCTGCCTGCTTTTGAAAACTGCGATTGAACCTGATTGATAACAGGGGCAAACGCCGCGCTTTGAAGAGGGTTAGTCCCCATCAAATTCTGCATGACCACGTTTTGTGTCTGTGCGGTCATGCTGTTTGGATCAAGTGCGCGGTCACGCATAGTGTCCAAAGCCGTGACCGTTTCAGGAGAAAATCCAACAGTTGTGCTGGCTGGATAATAGCTTGGAGTTGCCGAGTTATATTGTGCCTTCGCTTGGTTTAAACCAAACTTCAAAAAGGGCATCGCATAATCTGGCGGCTGCACCTGAGTGTTCACGGTCTGCTGACCGCCGCCGCTTCCACCACCTTTACTCATATTCCTTGACTCCTAATGTTGCGGCCTCTTGATAGCCTTCTAAAGCGCGAACCCAGCCGCGCCGTCCTATAATTTCACAAGCCACGCAATCCCATTGCTTTGACCACTCAATCGCATTTACCTCTAACTTTTGGAGAGTCTCCAACGACCCGCCTGCCAGCCAGAACCGAAGCGTCCGGCGGCGGGGGTACTCTATTATCTCTGTAACAAGGCCAGCATCTTCAGCAGGCCAGAACTGCGCGTCGCCCTTAATCACTGCATTGAACACATCAACGAGGTTGTGTGAGCCGTGTGCATATTCCAGCGCCGCCGCTATGAACGGAGTGCAGTGCTGCCAACTATCCGATAACGATGTATCCGAAGGTTCTATCGGTTTGCGTGTTGTTTGCATGAGTGACAGTAAAACTCTGTTTGTTACGAGCGCTAATATAAATCGTGCCTGCCCCCACCTCTGCTGAAGCGTTAGCGGTTGTTGGCATTAAAAGGATGACGCTGTTCTTGCCTGCCCGATAATCTGTGACATTTGTTGAACCCGCACTTGCAGTGCAGGTGAACTCGCCAGTGCTATTGAGCTTGCCATCAAGCACATTGTTGACAACTTGCGCCACTTGGCGAGGGTTGTTCGCCTCATATGGAAGCCGTAAAAAGTTACCTTCTGCCAATGGGTCTGCCCTCTAAATCAATACCCTGCGCAAAAGACCAATCACCGCTAATATTCATTCGGGCGCGGTGGAAACGCCCTTGCACGCGATGTTCGCAAAAGCCCTCGTCTGTCAGGTTCGATGCTGTATCGAAAACAGTTGTATCGTCCTGGCGATCACGAGAGCCAACTTGCATCGTAACTGAACCATTCTTAAAGTATGGGACAGAGCGAGTCACAAGCGTGTGACGATTTTGCGTCAAACCGAACTCAGATGTTTCTATCGTTGCGGCTAGTGCAGAGCCATTAAATGAGATCAGTTTGTTCCCATCACTACCGCCGAAGAAATATTGACCACCTTTATACAGATTTGAGTCGAGAGGCGCAGGCAGGGTGTCTATTGACGACGAGAGGTTGTCCAATGCTTCAAGCGTGTATGCAGGCGTGAACATTGGCGCAAGCAACTCCGCTGAAACCTCAAGCAATGACCACCGATCAATGGCATAGTTGTAAACAAGTATCCGATCCGGCGTGTTATCGACAGCATTGTTACTGACATATGACCACGCCACAATTTGAGTTTCAGGGTCAACAGAAGCCGACATTTTTTCAACTTGGGCTTCGTTAAAATCTTTGAAGAAAAATGTATCAACTTTCTCCGCTCCTATGGCGACAGACTGGTTGCCTGAAAATCTGTAAAAGCCATCCCGCGCTAGATAAAACACGTTCCCGCCAACCTGCGTGACGCTGTTTGGAAAAGGGCAGCCCCTTTGCGTTTCAACGCGATCAATTTGATAAATCAAAGGAGAGCCAACATATGTTGCCACCGCTATGGCACGCTCCATAAGGATGACCGCTCTTTCCCCGCCACAAAGTCCAGTGATATCGCCGGAGTCGGGCAAAATCTGGCTATCCGCTTGATCTGTACCTATCGTCCAGCTTGTCTCATCGTTGAGTCCTGACCATCGCACTTTGTTTGGGACACGGCCTGATCCTTCGTCGATGTTAGCCGTCCAAACTTGGTCTCTGACGACTGCGATATATTCTGCCTTCGGTGGCGTGCCTGACAAATCGGAGAAAGACGTGTCAGTGCCGACATTGAATTTCTGAAGCTCCTCACCTGTGCCTCCCGCCGCAATCACATTGGTTCCAAACTGAACGAAGCGCCAACGCTCCGCGCCTGTTAGATCATAGGCAGGCGAACCAGACTTACTGACATCATCAAGATTGCTACTGCCCTGATTGAATTTGTAGAGCTTCCCAGCATCGCCAGCGAACAACGAGATATTCGCGCTGGAATCCTTGACAGATACAACGCCTCTGATACGGCTATCCGCAGCATTAGAAAACGCAACAGCAGATGGATAACTCCTGTATCCACCAAGAGCAGGCACAACATTTGTTGCAACCGTGACCCCGCCGTTTTCCATATCGGGCTGTGAGGGCAGCCATTCACCGAACTTAATCATTGTATAAACCAGACCTCATTGCCTTTAGACTGAACCGCCCAAATCTCTGAACCAGCCGTTTGAATTGTCCATGTCTCGCTGCCAATAGGCTCGCCTGTCCATTCTTCGCCTAAAATTTTCGCGTCTACTGTGGCAGTTACAGTTGTGTTTGCGGTTGCCACAAAAGCAAACTCACCAGTTGGCGAGGCTGTGGCAGTAGCCTCTGTCGAAACCGTAGCGTCTGCCAGGAACACAAAGTTTGCGGTCACATCCGGCGCTGTCGCTGATGTGTCTACCGTTGCCTCAACTTGACGAACAGGCGTTGGTGTCGCCGTTGCGGTAGCGCTTACAGATACGCTGGCTTGCACCATGCGTATCGGAACAAACGCAGCCGTCGCGGTACTGGTGGTTGAAACGCTTGCCTCAACCTGCCTAATGACCACACAAGCAGCAGATGCTGTTGCGCTTGTCGAGACATTAGCATCAACCTCAATCGCAAAAACAATCTCTGCGGTTGCTGTTGCAGTTGTCGAGGCTGTTGCCAAGCCCTGCTTAACAGCAAGTGATGTCAGCGAGTCTAAATTGCCAAATGTGTCCAGACTGTCGAGGTTCGCACCCCAATTATCTAGCTGCTCAAGGGTTGGGCTTTGCCACTCAACCTTGTCCATGTCGGATGCGCTGTCGAGCGACCATCCAACTCTGGGGTAACTGCCATCAAGCGAGGTGGTTATCTGGTCAAGGTTAGGAATACCCAAAGCCATAACAACCCCCTATCAATCGGCGTTGATGGTCAAAGAGCCGCTTGCTACCTTTAAAATATCTCCACTGCCGATTGCTTTGCCTGTTGAAAAAGCCCCATTGAAAAGCTGGTTACCGCCAGAGCTTGCGTCATAAATAGCCCAAAAGCTCACGGTTCCCCATGAAGCTGTTGCGGCTGGAAACTCGACTGCGGAGTTGCTTGAAATACTGCCACTTGCTGCTGATGCAAATGTAACAGCCCTGCGAGCGTAGCCGTTGCCGGATAACTCTGTGCCAGAGTCATCGTCATTCATTGATGCAGTTGATAGGCCAAGATACACAGCCGATGGCGCGGTTGTGCTGGCTGTACCTGTGAAATGGTCAAGGTATTTTAGCTCTAAATAATCACTCATTGCCGTCATGGCTTACTCCTAGATATTTGCTTGACGCTGATAAACGGACTGAATTTGTAAGGCACCACTTCCATAGCTAGAACGATCTTCGTCCTTTCGCACTTCATCTATAATGCGGCTGAACTTTTGATCGTATAACTGCGCTCTCTGGTCATCCATCAGATACAAATAAGCCTCAACGAGACTACCTGTTAGATATGCGTCAGGGTGCCTTGTGAGCATCGTGTTTGATGTATTGGTGTTAGACAAAGCTGGCAGATTGCCAATATATATGATCTCCATCACATAAGCTGAGTCAGGCACAGGCCGCAGCTTGATTTCCTGACCAACAACAGAAAACGCAGACGGCAGACCACTGCTGCCGCTTGGGAAGGTGTTGTCCAAAGCCACAGGAGACATATATTCAAGCACAGCGTTCGGGCTGGTGTTCAGCTTTACCTGGCGAAGCTGCCTCATGTCAGTTGGGAGCGCCGTAAACTCATCACCAGCAGTCAATGTCGCCAAAGCACGCTTCTCTTGCTCACGAGTCTCAAGCTCACGAGACAACCGCGCCTCTGCCAGAGTTATAAAGTCGGGTATCTGACTGGTGAGGTCTGTTCTCGCGAGGCTGTTTGCGATAGCTGTTTGGAGCGTGGAATAATCAATTATTGCCATTAGATGCGTCCGCCACCTGTTCTAAAAAACCTGTTGTTTGGATCATTTAACCAACGCGCCCAGTCTTTTGGGTTGTCGGATGGATGCCCAAACTTCTCTCGCAGTTGCATGTAAAGCTGATTTGGTATCTCAGCGACTTGCTGATGATGCCGTTGGGTGTTCCCGATCAGCTTCCCATACTGCCATGCGTTTTGCTTCTGCTTGTTAGCCTCAATGATGTGGTCAACATTCTGCCGCTGCACGATGGTCGCTTTGCCATCCCGATCAAACTCCATAGTGGTCTGTTTGCCTGCAGCAGGATCAGAAGAAATAACTCTTTTACGTTCCATAAAATCTCCCTTAAAAAAAGGGCGACCCGAAAGCCGCCCTCTTAATTTTGTTCAAGTAGGCTTAGGAGCCATTCAGTCCAATCACGGCTGCGTGTGCCTTCGGAGCGTCTGGCATTAAAGTCCACTCCGTCAGAATTTGTCGTTTCTGAGCGTCACCTGTGGCGGCAATTTCTTGCTCCGCAAAGTTACGTCCATTGATTGCACCAATGGCAACGTGGTCTGGGTCAATCAAGAACACTTTGTCATTTGACATCGACCGAGAGGGGATGACCTCTAACTGACCGAAATCATTGAACAAAATTGAGACCGCTCCGTTGAAGGACACAGGCTTTGAAGCAGTTGTTGTGGCTTGGTTTGTCACCAAGTTTGTACCTGCTTGGCTAAGATCAGAGATATTAGCTCTATTTCCCGCACTTGCCACCAACAAACGAGGATTACCACCGTCTGTCCAGGCTGCTTGCATCGCTGTGTCGATCTGAGCCAAAGTCAAGGCACGAGCGGTGCCTGTCAAATCAGCCACATCACTGCCGTCACCTGTCGCAAAGGCCATGTCTGATGGCGCATCACCGTTTGTGATCCAAGTGATCAATGATGCTGATTTGCGCGGTGAGCCTGAGTCACGAGCCACGTTTGTGTCAGTGACCATCTTTTCGATGTCTCTACGCAAATCAAGTCCGGCTAACACCGTTTGATATGCTACTTCTGACTCGACTCCCGCCTTATCAACAGCCTCAACCGTTCCAGAAATTAGAAAACCTCTGGTTGACACCTGATGATAATTTCCGAATCTCGTCAGAGCGGTCACGCCTGTGTCGGTCATGTCCGCACCTTCTGCGCGGTGGTTATTGGTTGCAGGCGTTGCCAGTTCTTGAACTAAGAACTCAGCAAAAATGCCGTTGTTGGTGCGCTTTTGCGCTGCTGAATAAACAGGAGTCTCATCGCTGTCAATCCGAGCGATAACATCGGAGAGGGTCTCTCTTTCTCCGATTTTTGTTGCTGTGGTTAAAGTCGCCATAATAATTACCTCACATTAGCGATTAAGTAGAAGATCCACCGCAGAGGCTATTGAACCCTCTTTGGCATGACGCTGGCGCAGTTTTTCTTTGCGCCGTGATGCCACTTCATTCTTGCTGCGAGGAACTCCGGCTTTTGCCATTTTTGGCGCACGCTTGACCTTTTTCTTAGCTTCAGGCGTTGCCGCTTGTAGCTTTGAAAGTTGCCAGGAGTGGTACAGAGCAATAATAGCCCTGTGATCGGCTGCTTGATATATTTCTTCGTCAGTGTATCCCAATGTTTTCGCGTGTTTGATTAAGCTGGCACGCTCAGTATCGCGGACTTTTTCGTCCTTCCACTGAGGCAACCGCTCAAGCATGAGTTCTGACTGCTGAGACAAATGCCGCTGCATAAGCTCTTGGTTTTCCCTAGCACGCTCTTTTGCAACACGATTTTGTTCAACCCGCACTTTTTGCAGGTTTTCTTTGCGTGTGTTCCAATCTTGGACAAGCCTAGTGTATTCCTTCGCATCAAGCTCTTGATATGCCTTATCCCAATCAGGTTCTTTACCAAGACCCTGTTCAAGTTGGCTTCCCAAGTCCTGAAGCGTGTTTGCATACGCATCACGCAGTTGAGCGGTTTGGGCGCGGACTTGTTCAAATTCTTCTTGTTCAGCTTTGAACTCTTTGCGCTCGCTCGCTAGTTGCTGCGTCTTTCGCGTGTAATCAGCCTCGCGCGTGTAACCTTTGAGGGCTTCATCAAGGGTTACATCGATCTCTTGTCCCGCCAAATTGACGGTATAGACATCTTGCTCCTCGTAGTCGTCCTCATCAGCTTCATCGCTGGCTTGATCTTCCTCTTCGTAATCGTCCTCAGTGAGTTCTAATTCCTCACCTTCAACGGCTTCTTCTTCAGAGGGCAAAACCTGATCTTCGACAATCGCTTCTTCAGGTTGCGCGGCTGGCTGCTGTTCAGTTGCCTCGTGTCGAGACTGAAGCAACAACCCTGCTGCATCTTCAAGTGAAAGATTATTGGTTTCCGCTTCGGGTTGAACCATCTTTAGCTCCTAATATATTAAAATTTTAGCCGATCCTTTGCGAGTTTTCCGTCCTCAAGGACTTTGACAAAGTGTCCCTTGAGAGCATCTAGTGCTTGCAAAAGCTGGTAGATGTTCTCGCGTGCTGCCTGGTCAGCAATCGCTGACTGTTTCCACGCGGTAACAAATTCTTGTTCCAGAGTTTCAAATGCCTCTGTGATAAGCGGATCGCTCAGTAGCGCTTCCACTTTCGCTGCACGCTCCATGTCGTGCCTCAGTTTCCCCTCGTTCATCTTAGGCGAGTGAAACCAGTTAAATTCATCGGTGTTCGACCATAATATTGTGGTCTGTAAGCATATGACTCCTGAAAGCGGCGGTTTGCCGTATTAAAGTCAAAACCTGATGGCAGGCCAGTTGGCGCTTGGTCAAGCGCCGTCATGCGAACATACATATCTGGGTCAAGAGGGAAGTTAGTTACTGGCTGACCGCCCCCCGCTTGGTCAGATGTTACATCATTCTCAACACAAGCATTTTTATCAGGATCAAAACTATAACCATCAGGACAACTTACAGCCCCTGTCATTGGGTTTTGAACAGGCGGCACTTCAGGCTCGCCATCCCCGCCCCTGTCGTTAGCAAAGCCACGAGAGCCTTGACCTGAAGGGTTGAAATCAGGTCGACCAGTGTATGTTTCAAACACGGCGTTTGGGTCGATACCCAGCAAATTAGAAAAAGGCGAAAGAGTGGCAAGTTGTGACAACCCTTTTCCAAACGCGCTGTCGTCTATCGATTTGACCCCTTGCACTATGCCCTGATCATCAACGGCATAGCCTGTCACTTTGCCCTTCGCAATTTCGTCCAGAATCCCCCTCGCGTTGAACCCAAATGGGCTTTCAGCGCGAGTTTCTAGATTTGCTATTTGATCTGGTGTTATGCCGCCAAACAGCCTTGCATCACGATAACCTGTTGACGCATCACTGAGGTCGTAACCCATTTGGTCTGCATATGCTTCGACATCTTCAGGTGAAACAGCGTCATATTCATCATCCATGCCATAGACATCTTGCGTCTCTGTTACTTCGTCTGGATTGCTAAATGTAGGATCTGTTACCGCCCCGACATAGTTTTCAGTGATATCATATGTTGGGGTGCCGAGCCTGCGGTTCCTATCAATTATATCGCTAACGAGCGACCTGTTTGCGAATGATGACGGTGTGCCAACAGATGTGTAATTAGCGAGATTATTGATTGCCGCTTGGACAGTTGGACTAGCGCCAATAATATCCTGCGCTGCACGCACTCCAGCATTGACATTCATAGGGTCTGCCGCACGAGCCGCATCAACAGCATCCATCACATCTTGTGTGGCTTGAACGGCTGTGGCTGTATTGGCATTGGATCTGTCAAAATTGTTGTCAAATTCATAACCACCAATATCGACGCCCTGATCTTGAGCCGCAGCGGCAGCAATATCTTGCTGCAAATCCTGATCCATGTCCTCGTCAGACATACCACCAGAGTCACCACCACCGTCCGAACCAAAGCAATACATCTGCTGATGCATATGTTTGCCGTAGTCATAACCGTTAATCAGATCGCGTCCGCGCATATCCAGTCCTCTTCAAAGCGGGTCGATACCAGTTGCACCGAAATCCCTCTCCGTGTCTGCCCTTCACAAATTTGTGAAAATGCTTTGTCATTTGCCGCACGTTGCCATGCGGTGCTATCAGGTCGGGGACAAACAAATTGTCGCCACTTTGCCAGTCTTGCTTCTCAATCGTCCGCTTGCCACTCATAAGCTCGTCAAGCGCCCAATCGCTCACATATCCAAACGTGATCAACCCGATTGGCATCTTGCCATCATAATAAATCAAGCATTGGTTCAGCGTGATCGGATAGCCGATGCAGGCCATGATCTTTGACAGCTTCCAGTGCGTGTAAGTTCCTGTGCTTGCCAAGAGAAGGCAGGCATCTCCAAACTGACTCATGCTCGTGGCAGGTTGGTCGATATCTCTGCGTCAGTGATTGCTTTGGCTGCGCGGAGTTGACTTTCCGCTTGTAACTCTTGCCGCCGGAGATCAAGCTCCAACATCATCTTTTCACGCTCCAAAGAGATCTCTGCATCCAGCTTGGCTTTTTTCAACTCAAAGTCTTGCTGAAGTTTCATTATTTCTGGCGATGGCTGTTGCTGTTGCTGTGATGCCATCTGCTGCTGTTCCATTTGCGCCTGCATCGGGTCTTTGAAATAGCGGCTGGCATCTTTCATGCCAGCAAGCTCAACATATTGGCGCAGAGTGTTTGTGTATTGCTCTACAGAAACAATCGGGTTGTTCACGCCTAGCTGCTGCAAGATTTGCTCTTGCTTGACGATGATCTCCATCAAACGAGCCATCTTCTCTTGCTCGTCCATAGTGCCAAGTCCGACATTGACCACCAAGTCGAAGCCCTCAAACTCACGCGGATCAATTGGCACAAACTTATTGCGCAGCCGCATAATGCGAGGCTGTTGCTGATAAGTGGAAACAATCTTCAGCACAAGTTTATAAACGTCCTTCATGCCAGTCTCAGCAATTGTCCTGGCATAAGATTCCAGCTTTTGGCCTGCACCCTTAACTGTCGCGGCAACAGCCGCCGCCGTTGTTGATTGCAGCGCGTTTGCATCGAGTCCCATCGATGCTTTTGACTGGCCTGTTCTTTGTTCCTTGATTTCGTCAAGATACCGCATCAAAGGCTGGATTTCAGCGCCAATGCCGCCAGTGTTCAATGGCTGCACCGCGCCAGGATTCCTAGCCCTGATAATGCCCCCAGCAGTCCCATCTAGCAGATCATCCAGATTGACCTGACCTTCAACCGCCACAATGCGGGGCATAACGCTAAGATATGTGCTGTCGAGATATTGGCGCAGCAGTGTGGACTTGATAACCTGCAAGTCCTTTGTCAGATCAAATATCGACCGCCCGATCAAACGATGCGGCATCAATATCGGTGACACCACCGCAAATGGGATATAATCAATAATATCGTTTTCCAGCACATATTCGCCGGAGTCACCAATGCTCAAAACACGGCGATGTTCCGCAACGCCGTCCTCGTCATAGTCAACTTTGATGATGCTCTCATAAACAGGCACTTCGCGCTGTGATGGGTCTGCATAATCATAGTTCTGCTGCGCATCTAAATCTTCAAAACGCTTGCGGCGCTCATGCTCAACATCCAACTCACCAACGCCAGCATAAGCCTCGACCTCTTCTTGGTCATAGCCCATGCTCACAAGCTGGCTGACTGTCATAGTTGTCCTGTGGCAGACAAATCGTGCTTCTTCAAGGGATTTCGCTCTGCGGCTTACCAAGAATTCCTCAGGCGGCACATTCTCGACACGAACACGGCCTGACTTTGTTTTGATGCGCAGTGTGATGTCATAGCTAATGACCTGTTCGATCCCTAGATCTTCGTCACCCGCGACCACAATGTTTTCGTTTTGCTCAACAACTTCAACGTCAGGGTTTGCCAGTAAGAGAGCCAGTTCACTCTCTTCCAGCCCTTCGTAGGTCTCCTGCTGCACCTCATCGGTCTCGTCCCAGCACACCTTGATAACCCCGATTTTAAACAGCAGGGAGTCTTTGATGAAGTTATATAATATGCGGTAATAATCGTTATCATTTTGAAGCACAAAGTTTACATAGTCGGTGGCTTGTTCAGCTTTTTCAACATCTTCTTCAGTGCGCGGGGCAAACCGAACTACCTTATCGGTGCCTGTAAAGATGCGCATCATTGAGGGCATAATCTGCTCAACAACATCCGCAACCTCTGTAGAAATTACAGACGAGCGGCCTTCAACCTCATTGCCCAGAGGCCGACCCAAATAATAATCAAGCGCATCGATGCGGTCTTGCGTGTATTCGGTGTCGAAATGATTGAGGCTTTCTGTGATCTCTCGCGAGATCACTGAGCCTAGCTGTTCATCATCCATCATTTGCTTTTGCCTCTGGCGCGAGCCTTTTTATAAATATCTTTATCAGCCGTCCGCGCCTTGTCACCACGCATATACGAATTAACTCTGCCCATAGACCACGCCGCCATTGGCACATTGCGTGAGCCGCCACCAAGATAAGCGCCTTGCCCTCTGCGATAAACAGAGGCCAACTCGCCATAGGTGAACTTTGAGCCTTCAGCTTTTTTTCTTAGAGCGGCTTTTGTTTTTTCGTTTAGTGGCTTTGCTTTTGACATTCTGAGCGGCTCTCGACTTGCTTATAGCAGCGACATCAATGGGCTCACCCCGCTTGTACGCTGCGGCGGTTCGCTTGAGTTCTGCTGCTTTTTTTGACTTGTTTTTTGACCCTGCTAGATACTTTTTTGGCAGGCCTGTTTTCTTGTCCTTCGGCACTTTCGGAAAGCGTCGGGGCATCACAGGTCTCCTTGCCTTTGCATCGTTTAGGGGTCACACACCCCTCGCAGAGGGAGAACTGCGGGGGTGCGTTTTTCTTCGGGCGTAAAACACGGACGTAATACATCTATGAGCAGAACTTGCCTTTTTTGACGTTTCCGCCTTTTTTATTGCCCTTTTTCTTATGATACATCGTTATCTCCCGACTTTACGCATCGCCAACCGATGAGCCTCTTTGAATGTTTTTCCCGCGCCCATAGAACGGCGCATCGCAGCCATATGCTTCGCTGTGTGATGCTCTTTGTGCCGTTTCAGCGCAGCCTCTTGACGTGCAGTTAATTTTTTCATGCCTTTGATCGCCTATTGGACTTTTTACCAACGCAGCCCCAACGAGCGCGAGAAAGCCTCAAAGGGCTGTTTGGGTTTTTTGCAGATTTTGGAAAGCGCTTCATTTGCGCATCTGATCTTGCGCAATAAGCGTCACCCTTTTTTGTGCCTTTACGGACTCGTGATCCGCCATCTTTTGCCTTGCCAGCTTGCCCATATGACACTTTTTTGCCACTAGCGGTGACTTTGACTCGTGCCTTTCCCTTCGCTGGCTTTGCTCTGGGCATTGATTAGCCTTTCGCCAATCTTTGTTGCAATTCATACTCGCGGCGCTGTTTTGGTGACATCGCACTAATATTCACAGATGGCTTTTTTACAGCTTTTGGCGCTTTCTCCACTTTTTCAGTGTTTACTGGCTTTTTTGTGCTTTTAACCATTTTTATCCTCATCTTTTAAAATCTCAATTGAGTCTAAAATTTCCTTATACTCACCAGCCGTGAGGCCTGCCTGCATCCCGCAGTTTGCCGCAGCTAGTAAGCTGGCGTGCATCAACTCAATCCAAGTCATGTCCGCAGAAACGTGTAACCCATTGATATGACATATTAATGAGGTCAAGCACGTTTCAATGTTCTCTTGCTCTGCATCTAACTCAACAACGATGTTCATGTTTTCGCGCTTGGGAAACTCAACAACATTGTCAGTCATACAACCCACCTCGCGTCTGGCTTGATGCTTGCCCTTGTGTTCCACCTTGAAGTGTGGCCTAGAGCCATCGCACCCTCTTGGGCAAAGGTCAGCACAAAAGCATCCGCAACGTCAGGGCTTCGCTGCCCTCTGCGCTTCATCTCGTCCTTCGACTCAATCTTGAGCTTGCCAGTAGATTGATATTTATACCTGACGGCTGTGACTTCGCTAATGAGCGCCTCATCATTCGGTATTTTGCAATCTCTGGCCTCAAACCACTCTCTAGCCTTCCAGAACAACTCGTCCCGAAGCCTTGTAAAGCGATCCTTCAATGAAGGACTCTCAGACACTGCAATGCCAATCGTAGGCACACCCAACTCGCTCAATCTATCTGCTAAACCGCCACCAACACCAATAGAGTCAATGAACACCTGTTCAGGCCGCAACGAATAAGGCGTGGCCTCATATTCAGTCAAAATGATGCCAGCAAGCTCCATCAAGTCCTTGCCCTGCCAGGTCTTGACCTTCTCCGTCACCACCTGACCCTGCCGCTTGCAAAGGGCTGATCTGTCGCCACCAAACCGCGCAACATCAACGCCCCAAACAACAGGGGTCATAGGACTCGACTCAATGTCCCGCTTTACAGCGTCCTCAACCAAATGCAGAGGCAGCAGAACATCATCGCTTTGAGTCGGGAACTCTCCCAAAACACGGACGCGATAGACATTGCTCTCCTCGCCATACTTCGCCGCCATGTCCCCGATAAACTTGGGGTCAACCGTGTCAGCATCCGCACAACTCACCGTCATGCAATGAAACTGCTCACGATTGCTATGGAAGGCATCGAAGAAAAAGCCCTCTGCCCTTGTTGGGTTGCCAGTGAGAACCGTCTTTGCCCCCTTCGTGGACATAGCACCCTCACCAACCTGGAACACCACATCTGGCACACCAGACGCCTCATCAACAATGATCAGCATATTTTCGCTGTGAAACCCCTGCAAAGCCTCTGGGTTCTCTCTGCGACTTGTGCGAAATGCACAAAAACTATCACTGCTGCCCGACAAGCTGATCTTGTCGCTCTTGAAATCTAATTGGCTCTTGAAGCCTTCGGGCATCTGCCGCGCCCATTTATCAACCTCAGTCCACAACACATCATTTAACTGATGCGCCGTATTAGCAGTTGCCACGATCTTGGTCGGATACCTCGTCAGCAGCCACCACAAGATTAGCCATGACAAATAGGCCGATTTGCCAGTACCGTGACCCGACTTAATCGCCAGCTTATTATCGCTCGCAATCGCTCTGAGCGCCTCTGTCTGCCAGCCCTGCGGCTCTGCCCCTATAACGTGCCGCACAAACATCTCAGGGTCGTTACGGAGCTTTAAAAGGGTATCTTCTAGGTCAGTCAAAAGCCCGCCCCAATCCCATGCGCAGTCTGGGAGAAGCGCATTGCCAAAATTTTTCAGTGCCGGAGTCCCTTTGATTCCCAGCAACAAAGGGGGGGTCTAGCGATGTGCCTTGATGATGATCGCCACAAGAAGCGCAATGATTATCGCTTCGGCAATGGTTAGGGGAAACGACTGTATCATTTGGTCTCCTGAAAAGGTTGGGGTATAGCGCAACACCTGCCCCCCGCGATATTACAGGGGGGGGTATATCAGCCAGGAACCACCAAAAACCGCAGCTTTATTGGCAACACATTGGCAACACAACCCGCTAACCCGCAGGATATATAGCTTTTCGTCAGGCTCTTTATCTAACGACCTATTGAATTGTCGGAGTATCGGCCTCGCGTGCGCGTAGTGCTAACGGTAGCTTGTCAGTACCATCACCACTAACCTTCCCTTGCACTGCCTTCAATGCCTCTACATAGCTCCCTTCAGCGCTATGGTTGACTTCCATCCTGTCACCATATGCCTTCGGTGCCATCCTGGCAGCACTCCACTTTAAGCCATCAATAGCAGCACGAAGCATTGCACTGTCCTTGTACTTCCCTTGCAGCCCTGCCAGCGCTATTTCAGCTACCAGTTCGCCGTAATAATTACCGCGCTCCTCTTTTGCCTTCTCATACTGCAGCGCAAACGCTGCATCATTCTTGACCCATTCACCAATGGTCTTGCTTGTTGGCATACCCTGCTGCTTGCACGCCTGCGCACAGCTACGTCCGTTCCTGATCATGTCCAGGAAGCGTGCGACAACTTCAGGCGATTTCTTGCTGTTCGTCTTGTGCGGTCTTGCCATTGCTCAACTCGTTAAATGTTTTCCCTGATGCTTCATGCACCGCGTCTTGTCCTGTGAAGTCCTGCCAGCGCTTTACAATCACATCGACATAAATTGGATCTAATTCAAGCAATCGTGAGTGCCTGCCTGTTTTCTCACAGGCAATTAACGTGGAGCCTGAGCCACCAAACAAATCTACAACACAATCCCCAGCTTTACTGCTGTTGTTGATTGCTCTCTCAATTAACTCAACTGGCTTTTGTGTTGGGTGAACGTAGTCGGTTCTGTTTTCACGGCTGAATTGCCAAATGTCAGTCTCAGTCCTGCCACCATACCACGAGTGCGCTTTATCTTTTTTAAATCCGTAAATAATCAACTCATATTGATAACGGTAATCTTGCCAACCCATACCGCCAGACTTTTTATCCCAAACAATGCAGGATGAAACATTCATGCCAGCATCGGTGATATGATTGTAAAAGCGTGGATAACTATCTTTCCAATTACAACAAACGTAAAATGACGCTCCCTCTTTTGAGGCCGCAAACATCATTGGCAAAAAACCGCTTATAAAGTCATCAAATGCTTGATTAGACATTGCATCATTTTTGATGCCCTTGCGTAGCAATTCATTGCCACCACGTGATTTATAATCAGCATTATATGGCGGGTCGGTGAACACCATATCGGCTGGTGAGCTAAGCATCAAAGCGTCAATGCAATCAATGCTTGTGCTATCGCCGCAAAGAACACGGTGCTTGCCTAGTGTCCATACATCGCCCAATTTGCTAATAGGCTCTGCTGGCGCTTCTGGCACAGCATCTTCATCTGTTAACCCTTCATCAACCTTTTCGGCTTCAGCAAGTAGGCTATCGATTTCATCTGCACCAAAGCCAGTTAGATCAAGGTCATAGCCCTGATCCAGCAACTCCTCAATCTCGACAGCGAGCATTTCCTCGTCCCAACCCGCATTTAGTGCCAATTTGTTGTCAGCTATGACATAAGCACGTTTCTGCGCATCGGTAAGATTGGGCAGCATAATCGTTGGCACTTCATCAAAGCCAAGCCTTTGCGCAGCCATAAGCCTGCCATGCCCTGCAATGATTGTGTGCTTTTCATCAATTAATATCGGGTTAGTCCAGCCAAACTCTTTGATGCTTGCAGCTACTTGAGCAACCTGCTCATCGCTGTGCGTGCGGCTGTTCCTCGCATAAGGCGTGATTGCCTTTGCGTCCATATACTTGACTTCAATTCCAGACATAAAAAAAGCGCCCCCAGTGGCGCAACTATTCATTGTTCCATAGAACATATCACAAGCGTCCCCACCACACAACCCTATGCGCATATATGCTTGCATTATATTACTCTAGGTAATAATATGAGCAAATATGCTTATGAAGGGAGCTTGATATGTGGTTTTACATCAGAGAACTTTTTGCAACATTAGCCTTTTTTGCCACCTGGTATGTGGTCTGCGTCTTTTTCTTCGCAATGATGACTGCACCATAATGGCGATCATTGAGGTTCTTGAATGGCCTGAAATAGGCTTCCAGCCAAAAGCTGAGTGCGAGCATTGCCTTGCAAAAGGCGGTGATATCGCTGGTTGCTGGGAGTGTGAATATAAAGGCCATAGAGCATTAACTGAAGATGAGGAGTTAGAATACGATGAAAGAAGGTGAATTACTTGCAGATCTAATCAAATGCTTTGAACAACGTGAAAAAGTGATCGCGGAGTTTGATGGCAAAGATCGCGTGAATTGGCTTAAAGCGATTGATAGAAGCATCATCATGCGCCACGCATTTGCTTGGTACGATGGAGAAGAAGAGGTTGAAACAGAGCGATGGCAGACTTTTTACCGTAAAGCAAAAGCCTTGATTAAAGAGTGCCACGAGAATGGTTGGCATAAACAGCCGGATATTTTATCGGAAAAATGGGTTGACGGCGTTTTGGAAATCGATGAATGCCATCAAGAAGATCAGCCACTTAAAGATGGTCTTGAACAATTAGATTGGGAAGATCTTACAAGGCACTGGCTAAATGGCGGCAGTCGCTTTGGCATCTCTAAAAACATTTACGGTCAGATAAATAAAATCGTGAAGAAAAACAACAAAAGAGCAAAGCAAGAATATGATGAAATCATGAGTCGTGCTGAAAAGCGCTACTCAGAGGGTTGATTTATCCCGCTCAAATCAATGTGCCGTCTAAATGATCTGAGGTTCTTGAAGGCCTCTTCTAGGTGATCAAGACTCATGCGCAATATCTCAGTCGCAGCCTTTGGGTTGCGATTGTGCTTCCTTGCCCACTCAGGTGCGCTGTAATCATGCACCACAACATCCTCGACACAACTGAAGCTCTCTGACCCCATAAGCCATTTGAGCTTGAAATAATCCATCAATGCCATTGCGCTATAATCGCTCACCTCACCGCCTGCGCCTTTTGGCATCCCATCCATAGCTCCAGTCACCCTCTGCGCCCTACCAGCCGCACGATAAAGCGCCAGGAGCCGTTCCGCAGTCATGTGCTGCACTACGCTGATGTGCTGGTGCTTGCGATAATAATCAATCCAGCGCTGATCAGTGACCCTTGTGCGTTTCTTCCCCGCCTTGCGAGTCTCAACCTGCTCAACAGTGTGATGGCGTAAAAACTCTGCGGTTGGCAGTATTACGTCCTTTTCACTCATTCAGCCACCCTGCTTCTTTCGCCACGCTGATAACGTCTGGCCTGTTTTGCCGATACCAATTTGGCATCTTGTCAAAGCGTGATTTGAATTGCTCCTCTGTTTTGGGCATCCAGCGTTGCGATATGCCGAAGTTCTCGTGCGGTTGAGGAGCTTCACCCGCAAGGTCATCATCCCATCTGCCTTGATTAAGCCATGTAGCTGGTAAAGGGATAAAGCGTGACTCTGTGCCTTTTACCTTAACATCCGCAGTAAATGCCTTCATTGCTGTGAGTAACGTGTCCGCATCTGTGTCCTTCAAAGCAGTCTTATACGCTCTCATTGCACCCTTCTTGCCTTGCTTGCGAGGTACAGCATCCCAGAACATCTCAAATGCACTTTTGAACGATATATATTGTTCACTATCGTTCTCTATAGTTTGGACGACACTAGGTGTCAGGGTAACCCCGACATCTGGTGTCAGGGTAACCCTGTCATGGGTGTCAGGGTGACAATTTGTCAGGGTAGGTAAAAAATACCGATTTGTTTGCGGCGGATTGCGTAAAATCTGCACCAATCCAAGCTCTGCCAGCATGACAATTTTTCGGTTAATCGTCCGCTCTGTACAATCCGCCATCTCTGCTAGACGCTCGACAGAAGGCCAAGCATAGCCCCTGTCCTCATTATATTTGTCTGCTATTCCAAGTAACACTAACTTGGCTGTCGGATCATCTAGCTTCTGATCAAATGCCCACGTTATTGCTTTGATGCTCATATAGTTCTCCCATTTCATTCAACTCTATTTTTGGAACGAAGAACGCCGTTCCGTGACCGCCATGATTTTCTCGCCACTTCTCTCGCTTTGCATCCTGAGACATTATCCAGCCCCATATTTTAAAGTTTGGTGATAAACCTGTGACCAATATAAAAACGCGATCATCAGGATCACTATCTCTCACAATTAGATCATAACTATGGTCAGACCGTGTTCGCACTTCCCAGCCTGTACTGTCAAGGTCACCACCGGTTTTGAAAGAATTGATGCTGCCGCCCCAATATTTGCCAGTAGCTTTAGCAACCGCCACCTCACCACAAGCACCTTCAATGTGCGCCTGCCATTCACGCCCTGCGATGCGGCTCTCATATCCCCGCTTAACCGCCGCAATATTGCGCAGCCTGCCAGCGTCTGATGCCATAGCCATCTCATAATCAGTCAGCGTCACATCAATCACTTCAACACCCCATGAGTCGGCACCCCACTCAAATCGTCCTTATATGAATCAAGCTCTATGCAGTGTGCGCAGATGCGATGTCCTGCATGAAAGCTGAAGAAAGGCTTTTGACACCGCAGACACTTGCGCTCACCGCTCCTATGATCAGCCACCCATTTCTCTGGGTTTGCGACACCTTTGCGTGCTGATGGCCTCTCTTTACCCATGCTTCCCTGCCAATAAATCAAAAAAGTCGCCCATATCAAGGACGACCAGTTCAGGTTTATTGTCGGCCTTAATAACGAGTGCATCATTGTCACCCAGCCAGTCATATATTTGTTTAAAGCCTGTAGCGCGGCATTTAACTTCTAGCGTCCAGCTATCGCCTTTGCCCTTCACAACCACATCGCCTTTAATTGATGCGCCGCCGCTGAGCGGCACCCGATAAGCGTCAAGCTCGTGATCCAGAGCCTTTTTGCGGACGTTGTTTTCCGACCGCCAGCCCTTATCCCTCTGACTCTTGCCCATATTCCCGCACCCAATCATCAATAGAAACTTTGCCGCGAGTCAGGCTGTGTATCTGCATCATCCGCTTGCCGGACGGCACTGACCTGCCATAAATCCATTTATGGACTGTGGCCTGGCATACCTGACATTGTTTCGCAAAATCGGACTGACTCAGCCCTTTAGACACCAAATATTGATTTAATTTCATATCCCAACACAATATGCTGACATTTCACTTTAGCGCATAATTACGCATATAGGCTCATATGTCAAACCATATAGTGGGCTATTATGTAATAGCAATAAAAATACTAGCATTTCTGCGCGTTTAAGCGTTAGTATATATGCGTAATAGTAAATATAAAGGAGATTTGATATGAACTTTCACATTGCTGGGCATAACGATTGGGCAAAAGCCCCGCCACTCTTTGGGCAACGAGAATATTCTTTAATGCTCCCTCGCAAATTTGCGTCAAAGGGCGTAACTTCACCACCCGCACAGATCGGTTATAGTTATGGAGTATCCAAACAACCTGCGTAGACTTCGTGATGCGCAGAAACTATCGCAAGGCCAAGTCTCAGAGTCACTTGGCATCAATCAGGCTGAATACAGCCGCATCGAAAAAGGACGCAGAAGAGTCGGCACTCACTTAGCTGGCTTGGCGCAAATCCTCAAATGTGATGAGGACGATATCTTAGCGCCTGATCAATATCAGCCTGCGTCTCATATGCTATCAGATGATATCCCTGTGTATGCTTTGCCGGAGCCAGATGGCGAGTCGGTGCGCTTCGATATGGCAATGACCAGCCGCATTGATCGTCCGCCTGTTTTGGCAAAAGCAAAAGAAGCGTTTGGTATGTTTAACTGCGGCAGCGCAATGGAACCGCGCCTGCGGCATGGTGACTTTCTCTTTTGTGACCCAGACGAGCCAGTAAAAGACAATGATATTGTTGTGCTGACAATCCAGCGCGGCAATCGTTTGGTCGCAATAGTCCGCGAGTTTGTTGGCAATGGCGTCTATTTCAGGCCAGAGCTCTCAGAGGAACAGACCTTCGGAAAGGAACTGAAAGGGGTGGCACCAGTTATCTCAATAAACCTCGCAAGATAGCATATATGAGCATAAATGCTTGACCAATGGTTATGCCCTAATGTAAAAAGGGGTATGACCATTGGAGATCATAAAAAGGGAGATGAGGGGGAAGTGCAGGAGATACCTGCATTTTTCCGCTCATTCTCTTTGAGTCAGAAAAGCCTTGATGAAAGGCGCAGAACCATTGGCGGGTCTGAAATAAACACTCTTGCCGCAGGTGATCCCAAAGAAATAAACGACTTATATGAGCGCAAGGTTGCGGGTACAGACCTCGACCTTTCGACCGTTTGGCCTGTCTTGATGGGCTATGTCACAGAAGAAGTGAACACCGAATGGTGTCAATATAAGCAAGGCATCGAAATCATTGACCGCCAAAGAGTGATCAACGGCAAGAAGCACGACTTTATGCGTTGCACCTTAGATGGCGCGGTTCACAATTATAAAGACTCAGCCGCCGTATTCGATGCAAAGTTCACGATGGGCAGGCCGATGAAGGGCGAGGAGTGGTCAGATGTGATCCCTCGCTTGGTGCGCAAATACACCCCGCAGCTTCATTGGAACGGTTTTTTGTTATCTGAAGCGCTGGGACGGCCTGTCGAATATGGGCTGTTGTCAATCCTCAAAGGCGGCAATGAGCCAACCTTTCACGAGGTAAAACTTGATCCAGAATATACAAAGCACCTGATTGGCCTAGCCACCTATTTCATGGGGTGTATTGAGATGGGCGTCTATCCCGATGAGGTTGAGCGCCAAGAGATAATCCTGCCACCAGAAGATCGTTTGCCTGTCGATATGACCCAGAGCAACAACGATGCCAGGTGGGAACAACTTGCCAACACATTCATCCAAACGGCTGGTGCGGCGGAGACATATAAAAAGGCAGAGGCAGGCATAAAGAAACTTGTGCCGCCTCACGCCTCTGAAGCCTTTGGTCATGGCATCCGTGTAAAGGTTGCCAAAAATAATGCGAAAAAAATCGAGGTTATAAATGAGTGAACTAGCAAAGGCTTTGGTGCAGTTTCAGAAAAAAACTGCGGGTTTTGAGGCTGATAAACAGGGTAACAGATCAAAATATGCGTCCATTGGCGCAGTGATATCTAACGTAAAACAGGCCGCTCAATATGGCTTGGCATTTACGCAAGAGGTGGATTTTGAAGGAGACATGATTTTCGTGCGCAGTGTGATGCTGCATGAGTCAGGTGAAAAAAGGGAGAGCCGATATCCAGTCATAGTCGATGACCGCACTAACAATCAGAAGGTTGGGGGCGCGATTACCTATGCCAAGCGGTATGGCTTGGCCTCATTATTTGGCACCGAAAAAGGTGTTGAGGATGCTGATAATGATGGCGCTGATAACGGCTATTTCGATGATGAACCGAAAGGTACTTCCTCCCTCCTTTCAGGTTCGCCCCCTGACTCTGCGACCAAATCCGTAGGGTCAGGGGCTGCCCCTTTGACGCTTGATGAAGAATTGCAACAGGCAAAAACCAGAGACGAACTGGTTGCCCTGTTCAATAGGGTCAAACCAACTGACCAACACACGATCCAGAAGTTTAGCAAGAGAAAGGATGAGATCAGTGGACAATGAAATGAAAGGGGCGCTGTTCCCAAATGACAAAGGTGACAACGAAATGCGCCCTGATATGCGCGGTGAGGTCACCATCGAAGGTGTCAAATACAGCGTTTCAGCGTGGAAGAACACCAGCAAAGGTGGGAAGCCATATCTGGGATTAAAAGTCAGTGAGTGGAAAGAGCGAAGCGCAGAGCAAGCCCCGCCACCAGAACAACAGAAGCAGGCTCCTCTAGATGACGCGATCCCCTTCTGAGCAAATGATCGACACATCGTTTAACGATGATTGGATAAAAAAGCCAGAGGATGTTCACCCCATCCTCTGCATACCGAATCCTGATGGCGTGTTGTTGGTTATTGGCAGCAATCAAGCACAAAAAGAGATGACACCAAAACAGCAAGCGCAACTTGGGTTGGAGCTAATCGGTAAGGCGTTGAAGAGGCTTGATGATGTTTCGGCAGATATATCAGAGGCACATAACTTGTGATTTTTGTGGGCGTTTGACCAGAGCGCGGCGCTGGGATGACGAGCCAGATGTGATGCGCTGCGGCTCCTGTCATATGCCACTCAGCGAGGGAAAGTTTGGCACGCAGAAAAAAGAGCAAACTAACACGAGTCACGGCACGTATCGAACATTGCACCGCTTGCGAGAAACCGATTGATTTAAACGGTTCTGGCTGGCTTGTAAATGGCGCAAAGAAATTGCTGTGCAGCCGCTCTTGCTTTGAAGATGTGTGGCGGCGGATGGAGAGGTTACAAAAGGGAGAAGCAACATGGACGGACTTTTAACAATAGAAAAAGGCATCCCGCTGCCCATGCGTGGTCGGGCAAAATCAAAGTTTGGTCTGACAGCTATTAATATGAAGCCAAGCGACAGCGTTGTTTTACCGACAGCAAAAGAGGTCGATCAACTTCGCTATGCGTTGCGCCACCGATATGGCACAGGCTCTTATACAATCGAAAAGATACCTTATAAAGGCTGGCGGGTTTGGCGCGTAAAATAATTCTGCGCTACGTTTTGCACAGTCAAATCAAGCAATATGAAGAAAAGGGCTGGGTATGGAGCGGCAGACATATGGCTCCACATCACGCCCAATATTCGGTCATTATGGAGAGACGCCAGCCGCGATGGTTTCAATATCTGCCACGTTTTGTGCGGCTGATATATCTGCGTCTGTGTAATGTATCTTCGCTGTAGTTGACCGCTTGGAGTGACCCATCCGATATTTGCGGATAGACTCTGGCACACCCGCCATCTCCATTTGGGTGTGGTAAAACTTCCTGAAACCCCCAAGCCCTTTATCATCGACACCTGCATGGCGGCACACGGTCGCAATGAGCTTGCGCCATGCGTTTTGCTCGCCCATACGTCCGCTCACAGCGGGGAAAACCCAGACTTGGCTATGACATTGCAACTGCCACTCACGGAGCGTCTTAATCAATCCTGACGGCATTGGCAGGGTGCGGCGGCGATACTCTGTCTTGGTCTCGTCCTGAACCATATACCTGAAGCCTGTGCGCTCCACCGAAACTGTGCCAGCGTAGAGGTCAACGTCCTTCCATTGAAGCCCCTGAAGCTCATTTGCGGCGAGGCCAGTAAATGCGGCGGTCATTATCATGGCGCGAACTTGCAGGGTCATATTTTGCGCCAATATTGTTTGCACCTCGTTTGCATGATAACCGCTCCGCTCACCCATTGAGCCACGTATCTGTTGCCTGTCCTCTTTCTGACAAGGGTTGGTCAGTAGATAGCCTTTTGCCACAGCATATTTGCAGACCATATTTAGCGTGTTGATGATATGGCGCTGTGTTTTGGGAGCTACCTCATCAGAGGCCATTCGGTCAATAAACAGGTTGATATCGCCTGTTGTGATCAGCTTCATCTGCTGATTGCCGTAATGCGGAGTCAGATACAGACGCAAATGACGCTCATCATTATCATAGGTCTGCGCTCTGATGCCGTTCTTTTTGCCGACCAATTTTGCTCGTGCATCAAGAGCCTCAATCGCAACCTTGTCGAACCCGATGCGGTGCGCATTATGCTTGCCTGTCTGCAAATCGACCTCAAGCTGTTTGAGCTTGCGCCGGATGTCAGACTCCGATTGCGCAAAGATGCGTCTGCGTTTGCCTGTAAGGTCTTTGTAAGAGACAGCCCAAGTCGTGCGCTTGGAGCCGTCCCTATTTGATAGTTCCGTCTGATACGGATCGCCTACATAAATATCCATCATATCGAAGCCAAGTTGCGAGTACGGCAGTCAAATACCCCGCCCAAATGAAGCGATAACTTTTCTGGGTCGTGAATTATATCAGCGAAATCTCTGGGGTGTTCGTGAGTTTTGCCATCAAGAACACAGTACAACATCCACCGCCCATTTTTGTTTTGTATTTTCCAAGAGGTTTCTTTGTCGTCTTGATAAACAGTAAGTAACCCCTGTCCGCTGTGCTTTACGTTATAATTGGTCATTTTAGTCTCCCTTTTGATTACCTAATAACTTCAATATAAGCATTTATGCGCAATAGTAAAGCAATTATGAGCAAAAAAGACAAAAAACCTGACGGTGTGTTGCCACTGTGTTGCCACTAAGCATAGAGCCAAACACAGAAAGCCCCTGCAAGATAAAAATCTTGAGGGGTTGTAAATCATTGATATAAGGGGGTTTTTGGTTGCGGGGGCAGGATTTGAACCTGCGACCTTCAGGTTATGAGCCTAGCGAAACTGGCGGAAAACCTAAAGCGAATCGCTGTGTTGCCATTGTGTTGCCACAACATCTAATAGGGGGGATTGTGTTGCCACGAGTCTATTTTTTAGCGCGTTTTTCCATCACGCCTTCAAACGCGCCACCACCGAAATAAAAGGCCACGATGGCAAACATGATCTCGCCAATATAGAAGTCGCCCATAACGGCCTTGACGCTATCGATGTCGCCCTCGCCAATCAGGGTCATGCCCATGACGATCACAAACACTGACAAATATGTGCCACCAAACATCAACGCCAAATATCTCTGGGCGACTTTAAAGGGCGCATAGCTATTCAAAAGATCGACCTTCGCTTTGCTTTTTGCAGCGATAGCCTCTTCATCAGAGGTGTGCATATCATCGATCAAGTCCATGCCTTTTTTGATGACATCACCTGAACCCAATATTTTGCCCAAAATTGCAATCATCTTGTCAAAACTCCTTCAGGCATATAGCGGCAGCGCCAGCTTTTGCCCTTGTAGCCTTCCATATATCGGTGAACACTCTCAGCCATCGCCAGAGCGTCCGCTTTGCACTCACGCTCAGTTTCATGCCAACGCTGCGTCTCAAGTGTCACAGGGTTTGGACAGGCTGGGGCGGTGCTGACCAAACAGGCCACAATTATTGCTTGATACATCAGCCTTTCTCGCTTTGAAGCCAAACGGCTAATGACCCTGTCATGCTTCCACTTACAACAGAAATCATCGCGCTTTGCTGAGTTGATAAATCTTCCAGAGAGATGCCCCACTCAATGACACGGATGTAAACCAATGTCATCACAACCATCATAAAACGAGGCAGGATTTTCAAATCGAGCATTTTTTGTGCGATGCTCTCAACACTCACTTCCACTCTCCTGTGCGCATCATCTGTGCGAGATGGTTGGCGCGGTGACCAACCTGCGTTGCCCAGCGCGAGTTAAGCATCTCGTTTGCTGCTAAGTTGAAGTCGCCGACCAGCATCGACGCTTGAAAATTTTGAAATTTATCAAAATTTGGCTTACCCAAGTTGAACAGCATTGAAAGAATGACAGCTTTTCTTGGCTCATCGAGCTTAGGATAAAAGGGATATTGCATCGCCTCATCTTCACAACGCTGGATGTCGTTTGCCAAAAGATAGTTGATCTCATCATCAGACAAACCGCCCTTCAGCTTCTCATCGATGAGCCGTCCGACACCAATAGTCCAATAACCTCTTGAGTCCTGATAAGCGTGTTTGACAACGCCCTCATGCTCTTTGATCAGGTCGAGCAGTGCGCTCATTTAGAGTCTCCATTGTTTCATTGAATGAGGTGCTTTCGATGTTAAGATCGTGGAAGATCGCCGCAGAGCGCGACATCGTTAGCTGGTTGATGTTTTCGATTGGGACAAAATGACAACGCCTTTGGGGGATGCTGACGCAAGCAGCGAAGTCATAATCTGAAATGGTTGGGTGCCGCTTATCTGAGCCGATGCCAAAGTGCCATTGCAGCTTGCCATCTTTGTACCTATTGCCATCTGGCTTGTGAAATGTTGAGGCCTTGACCTGGCAACGATAAACCTTATCGCCTTTGGTGACGACCATATCAAAGCCAGCGGCAGGAGATATGGCTGTTTTCCAGCCATGAAGTTCACAAACGGCAGCGGCGATATATTCACCGATCCGTCCTGTTGTAATTGCGCTCATTTTATTTTGGAAGAAACCCGATGATCATTGCGATCTTCGCGCCCAGCGCACCGATCATCCCAGCAAAGCCAGCCACCAACATCAGGGTTTTCCAGCCACCTTTCGCCTGCAATGCTAGGTCATGCAGTTCTTTTAGCGTTTCTCTAGTTTCAGACATCTCACGCTCTAATGTGCGCAAGCGGCTCGACATCTCACCAAGTTCTCTTTCAACGCTCATCTATCATCTCACTGCAAAAGATACTAAGAAAACGATCAGCCCGACTCCGATTGCAATCGCAAAGGCGATTGATAACGCCGTCTTGATCGCCGTTTCCATTTCGTGTTGTTTTCGACGCGCTTCAATTTGCGCTTTCCTGATCGCCTCTTTTTGGTCACGCAATGCCTGATTGTGATGGTCAAGAATTTCCTGCCAGGTGGATTTTTGATTTGCTGCTTTAGGCCACCTCATGTTTATCATGGTCGCGACTTCTTGCATCTGCTCCTGGAGACGCTTGGACTCAAGAACGGCATCGATGCTGGACTTTAGATGGATGTCCCCCACCCCTGCCTGCTTGTTCCGCTCCTCATTCAGCTTTTTTTGCGCTGAAAAAAGAGTGGAGATTTGGTCGCTAATTT